GTACGATTGGATTGCCTAAATAGCCCATTATTCACCACCCCCATTATCTGTAATTGTGTTTCCTTCAGCTACCCATTCGAGTATTTCTTGATAGTGTCGATTTGCTTCATTGTGAGGAACAGTCCATATAGTTCCATCTTGATAATTAATTTCATAATTAAAAGTGCTATCTGCATTATATTTTTTTTCAACTGTACTAATCATTATAACTCCGCATCAAATTTTATTTGGTCAATATGAGTTGTTCCTCCTCTGTTACTAACAGAGGTAAATATTGAATATCCATTAGGTGATAAATGTTGACTTTCAACACTTTGACTATTAGCAACTGTTTTTGTCACACTTGGACTTGTTCTCATTTCTGTAGTAAATCCAAGAGTACCACCTAATCTATCAGATGTATTTCCGTCAAGAGCTGTTGTGTACAATCTAAAATCATTTGAATCAAGATTTTTGTAATATCTATCACATCTATTTTTATTTACATCATATGGTAAGAACTCAAAGTCACTAGCAGATGTACCGACTTCTAGTTGTACTCCTGTAACATACCATTCGTTGGATGTGCTATCAGCTAGGTTTACTTGACCAACCGCACTGTCTGCGTTTGTGTTGGATTGCCAAGTAGTTGCTAAAGTTCCTGATGTATAATCTGTTCCCGCACCTAGCCAAAATCTTAATTGAAAACTATCTGCATTATCATTATCCAAAGCACCTGTAGTATCTGCGTCAAAAGTTATTGTTTTCTTTTCCCAAGTAGATGCAGATGAAACAGTGTATGATTTTGAAGTGAATCTATTATTATCATTATCCCAAAGTTGTACAATATATGTTCCTGTTTTTACTGATTTCACCCAAAAAGAAACTGTTAAACTTTCTGCATTTGATGTACCTTTTTTTAGGTGTTGAAGCATTTGACCTTCAAACATTTGTCTAACAAATAAATAATCTCCAGCAGATGGAGAAGCATCAGCAGTTGTGCAATCCATTTTAAAAGACTTTGCAAAACCTTGTCCTGTGGGAACATCAGTAGATTGTGATTGTGTCCAAGTTCCTAAACTACTTATTACTGTTTGGTATCTATCTAAACTGTAATAGTTAGAAGATGTTATACCTGAACTTGAAGTACCCCTCTGTGCAACGGACATATCACCATTGATGATGATGTTACGAAGAGGAGATGTAGAATAAGATGTTTTGGCTGTGGTTACGGCATCATCCGCTATCCCCGCTGTTGGTATCGTTGTTACTGCCATGTTATGCTCCTATAATCCTATATGCTCCGAAATATGTTGCACCACCAGGGCCTCCAGCATCAAATCTTGGAGTACCAGAAGATACATTAACAGTACCAAAAAGTTCTACATAATCTCCTACTGCTAAATCTAATACTTGATTTATCGATGCTCCAATAATAGTTGCATCATTTGAACTTGTTTGAAAATATTCATTTTTTCTAGCTTGTGAACCATTTTTGTACAAAAATATAGACATACCTTCTACGGTATCTGTGGAGGAACTTTGTCCTTTAACACCACCATAAAAATAATACTTACCCGCCTTATCACTAGGAACAGTGAATCTATAATTAGTTGCATTATCATATGCTGAAGCAGTATCGTAAACTTCCGTGCCACATTGAACTTTAGTAGCAGTGTCATCGGAAATAGTTTGGTCTGAACCTAAATGTGCTTCAAAAGCAGGAGTATTAGTAAACACACCCGCTGCCACATCACCATTCACAAAACTACCAATGGTAATCGTCTTCGTAGCGTCTGTGCCCAAAGGCGAGATTGTTGATACTTTGATCGTGCTCATTATGTACCTATTATCTTATAGCCTCCGAAAACTGTTTGACCACCTGTTCGTCTTAATTCTATAGCTCCTCCAGAATTTTGATAAGCTCTAGCATCAACATAGTCGGAAGATCCATTTAATTGAACTATAGCAGAAATAGAAATATTGTTTTTGCTTTCATTTCTAGTTATACCTCCTGCAATTTGAGTTGAATTATTTTTATATATTTGCATTTCTACACCATCAAAATCGGTGTTTGAATCAAAAGCAGAGTGCATGAAAACGTAATAGAACCCTGAAACATTTGGAGTAAATCTATAAGTAGAAGTGCTATAGCAACTATTGGTATCAAGTGAGGCAGTATCAAATGATATTACAGTGACTGATCCACTTGATATACTTTGTGCTGATTCTTGCGTAGCATAAAAAGATGGAGTATTCGCAGGAAAATTTGTTAGTGTTGCACCAGACTTTAAAGTTATCTGTGACGCATTACTAGAACCAATTGTAATATTAGTAGTTCCGCTTCTAGTGTCTATTGTATCTACGAGTATCTTTGACATTTATGCTCCTATTACTTTATATCCACCAAAGAAAGTTGCTGAAAGACCTTGATTTGAATTAGATGCTCCTTGGTAATATACCCAAAGTTCGACATAGTCACTACTACCATTAAAATCAATAGTGCTTTGACAATTAAAAGTAGAAGCAACACTTCCATCTCCATGAGATACTACTACCTCACTGCCATTTTTTCTAATGGCTGTATAGTGAGCAACTAAAGAAACGGTGCTTCTTGTAGAGCCATAAATAAAATATTTACCAGCAGTAGTAGGTGTAAATCTATAATTTGTCGAATTGTCATACATTCCGTCACTATCATACAGTTCCACATTCACTTGCATTTTTGTCCAAGTGCTATCACTAACTGATTGACTATCACTTCTATAAGCATGAAAAGCTGGAGTATTAACAGCAAATGTTTGCGAAGCTCCACTGGCTAATCCTACCGTATCACCACTCGCTCCTAGCGTTAAGCTAGTCCCGGATTGTGGTTCTAAGTTATCTACGAATATTGTTCCCATTATGCTCCTATTAATTTACATCCATAAAAAATACATGCATCTCCACCAGCAGCAACAACTCCTCCACTATCAACATCTGCATTAGCATATATTTCTACATAATCAGAACTTCCATTTAATGTTATTACGTCTGATAGAAAATATGTTTGTCCATTTATCATATTGTTTCTAAAATTAGTAGGGGAACTAGTGTGTGCTGAACCGTTTTTATATATAATCACATTAGTTGTTGCTAGTAAAGTATTACCATCTGATAACATTCTAATCTGCGTTCCAATTAAATATTTTCCAGCTACTGTGGGAGTAAATCTATAATTTGTTGAACTATCAAAACAATTATCGGTATCAAAATCCTCAGAACTAAATTGAATTTTTGTATTACTTGCATCTGTTAATGTTTGATTAGAACTTCTAACTGCTCTAAAAGCTGGAGTATTTTCTCCACCAAATCCTGTTTGTGTTCCATTGTTGGTAATGGTTACACCACTTGGAATAGTAAATGTGTCACCACTATCACCTAAAGTAACTGTACCATTGTCGGCAAGAGGCGCTAATTTGTTTACTTCAAGTGTGCTCATACGACTGTCAGATTACCCTCCACTGTGACGGTGCCTGTAAATGTTACAGGGCCTGCTAAGAATGCGTTATCACTTGCAGCTACTGCTACAGTTGATGTTATCGTTGCTAGGTTTTCATAGACTCCGTTGAATGATGTCATCATAGGTGCTGTTATTGAATCAGTTCCTGGTACATTTGTACCAACAACACTATTTAAAAAAATTATAAAACAAGAATCTGATGAAGCTAAGGCTGTTGTAAAAGTTATTTGAGAACCCTGAACTGTATAGTCGGTCGTCGGTTTCTGACGCACTCCATTACGAAGAACGGCAATATCTTCTGGTACGGCTACACTAGCTGATAGTGAATAAGCTGTACTACCATCACCTGTTAAACTTTGAACTGAAGTTGAAGAGGTGAAATCTTGTGTGACTGGATTACCTAAATATCCCATAATACCTCCTAGGTGCTAATGCTATCTATATAAGATACCCATACATTTAAACTATCTGCAGTGTCTGATTTTGCTTTCAGAACGTCGCCCGATAAAAGTACAATTTTCGCACCACCATCGATAAGCTCTAATGAACCACCACTTGGAATAGGAGCATTCTTAACGATGTAAGAATCTGCGGACCCACCACTAGCAGTGCTAGTAATATAAATATCTGCTTTAATTGTAGCTGTTGTTATATTTGATAATCTAATACCAATAATTGCATCATCAGAATTAGATGTAATTATTGTTCTAGCAGTTGTACCGATAGCTACGTCTCCCGAACCATCTGCTGCTACAGCTCTCTCAAAATCTTGGGCCACTTATTTATCTCCTTTTATTCATTTTATATCACAGCGCCACGGCCATTGCAATCACGAAGCCCGCAGAAGCACCTGCAGCTCCATTAGAAGCTGACGTAATTCGTCCTTTTGCGTCTACTGTTAAATTTGTTGCTGTATAACTAGCTGCAGTCACACCAGAGTTTGCTAAAGTTATTGCACCACCAGAAGCTATTGTAGCGTCTCCAGATAAATCAACTTCTTCAAAACTTGTGCCGTCTGCTACTAAAATTTTATTTGCTGTATTCGTAGGCATTTTTAATTTAGAGCCTACAACTACATCATCGTTGAATGTTGCAGCTCCCGCTGCTGACATGTCTAAAGATAATGCTGTAATTTCAGATCCACCGTCATTACCTTTAATAGAAAAATCTTTATCTGAAACTGCTGTCTTGATAACTAAGTCACCGCTGTTCGCTGTTGTTAAATTAGCAACATCAACGTTGGCTATTTTAATATCTATTTGATCATCGGTGTCCGCTGTAATACTTGTGTCACCGTCAACATCTAAAACTAATTCATTACCATTAAGATCAAGAGCGCCTGACATTGTGGTACTCGCAAGAGCACCATTAGCGTCTTTAATAATTGCTTTACTTGCAGGTAATGTACAAAAAACATCTTTAGTACCTGAAGAAAAATTAACAGCACTATCACTGTTAGAACTACTAATTACTGTTGTTCTCGCTAAAGTAGAAGAATCACCACTAAGGGTACCTAAACCAACTTCAAACTCTGCGCTTCCTGGAAGTGTAATACAATAATAAGTTGTATTAGAATTACCTATCCCTGCTGCAAAAGTTTCAAAACCAGTAGACGCACCACCTAATGTAATTGTTCCTGTGCCGGTTGTGGTTGTAGTTTCTTTTACTCTATCATTAACAATAAGTGCCATTTATTCTCCTACGCTATTCTAAAGATAGCTGTTGATGCACCAGCAGCTGGAAACTGAATAATAAAGTCTCCGTTTGTTGCTGTCTTTGTTCCACCGAAATCTAAAATCAAACAAATCTTATCACTGTTATCATCGTTGTAGATCATCGCTCCCACTGCACTTAGTGTAACAGAAGAAAAAGTTAAATCCGCAAAATCAATAAAAGCAGTATTACTTGCCACTGCTACTCCACTATTTGTTAGAGCATTACCACCAGAAGTATAATTTGTTCCAGAAGTGCTCACTTCATTAGTTGCAGTAAAAGCGGTAGTTGATGTTGAAAGACCTGAGATATCGGTGTACAAGGCTAGTTTGAAGCTGTCGCCTCCACTAGATGCAAAATTATGTGTTCCTTTTAAAATTTCTTCTTTAAAAGAATCAGGTATTATGTTTGCCATTTTTTACTCCTTATTTGTACTTTGGTAGTGGGGCATCAATTAAAGTTCTAATAGCTCCACTGGTGTATTCGTCTCTACGTCTGCGTCCTTGTTGTTCAACAGCAAATGTCTGAACAGCTTCTTGATATGAACGTTCATACAAATCTAACATATTAGTTGGTCCTTTCAAGTATTTAAAGGCTTCTGAAAGACAAGCATATAATAGTAAATCATATACATATGTTGATAGGTAAGTTGTTGTTGAATCTGAGGTTGTAATACTGTCGGGTTTTTTAATATAGGCCATAGTTAAAGCATAGGCTTGATCTGGTGTAGGGGCTACGACCCAGTTATCAGAATCCCATTGAGCATAATATTTTGGTTGTGCATAATCATTTGAATTATCTGGATCAGCAAAAAACTCAGCCATAAAAGAGCTATCTACTTGTTCTAGATAAACTTGATCAGAACTGCTAGGGTTTGTTAGTTGTACATATCGAATAATAATTGTTCCAACAGGAACTGTTATATATCTGTTACCTGTTGTAGTTTCTGATGTTGCATAAAATTTTGTGTCATCGGAATCTACTGTTCTAAATATTCTAGCTTCTGCGTTAGATATAATTGTTGATAAAACAGTATCAGATAAAACATTACTATCTACCTCTGTGTAGTTTCTAATATCTGTTCTTAAATCACTTAATGTTTTTGCCATTATGCCTCCAATGTAACAGGACCTGCAGAGCAACCATCGTTGCCACTAGAAACAGAACCTGATGTTGCTGTATCACTACTTGAAAAATGATAATAGTCAGATGTTGTATCTGTTACAACATCTCCTGATGAATTTTTTTGACCTACTGTTATTGTGAATCCTGAACTAGAATTAATATCTGTAATACCATCGAAACTAGGAATAGAAGCATATTGTGTATTACCAGAACCATTTCCTGTTGTTGTTGGTCCTCTAAATCTTACAGTATCTCCTGTTGATCTACCATGACCTGGAGAAAAAACATTTACGAAAGCTTGACTTGAAGCAACAGTAGTAAAAGGATTAAATGGTAAAACAACAGGAACACTTGGCTCTGTTCTATCTGTTCTAGAATTTAGTAAAGCCTCTGGATCTGCTACTTCAACTTTTAATTCTAATTGTGGTTGTTTTGCTTCATATTCCGAAATATGAACCAAAGCACCGTTCCATTCTTTAACCATTTCATTATAAGGAAAAGCCATACCACTTCTATCAGATATTGCTTTTGCATATTTACCTTTTGCGAAACTCATTGTGTTGGAAAATATATCTTTGGAGTCAAATAAGTGCTAGTAGAAGAACTGTCCTCTACTAGAGCTCTTTGTAACTCATCCTCATATAATAATTTTAAATTTTGTGTTCTCTCTGGAGCTATTTTTAAACTTAAATAATAAGCTAGTCCCGCACACATACAGGGAATAAATCGATACACAATATCACCTTGATTCGTGTATGCTCCCGCATCTTGAATTCTTTTTAAATAGTAAAATTTCAATAAATAACTAGATCCAGAAAAAGTGCTACTTGGTGTTTGATAAAGAAAAATACTAGGTGTTGTTGTCCTATCCACATAATATTGACTAGGTGTTCCTTTAGATAATTTGTTTGCTATTGCAGAATAAGTAGACCTATCTATTTTTGAAATAGGTGTATCTACAGGTGCAGTGGTTGTTGAATTATTTCTAACATACGCTTCTAATACTTCATTAATGTCGTTTGGAAAATTAGTATTATCACTAGCATAGTTATATTCTGCTTGACCTTCTACTAGAGGTACAGAAGCCAAGGCTACTTTCCATAAATGTAAGCCCCTATTACCCCATTCAGAAAAAAGAATATTTAAAGAACGTCGAGCGCTTTTTAAACCATAACCAGTTCTCGCTGTAACACCACAACGTTCGTATGCTTCTTGAATAACCTCATCTATATCAAGGTCAAATGATGTAGTACCAGATGTAGCCATTTGAACCCCTAGTAGTTTTTAATCCACTCACAAATTAAAGTAGAAGTTTCCCCTGAAGTTGCTGCAGCAGGAGCCACCACATCAATATCACCTGTATAGTTACTTTCTTTAGGGTTACCTATACCACCTAAAGAACTAAAATCATAATTATCAGTTTCATTTAGTGCTAGTAAAGGTGTTTGAGTACCTGAAGAAAGATCCCATTGAATTTGAATTGGTGCTGTAGCAGCTGCTGAAACATTAAACCAAATTTTGTTTAAAGTTACTGTAGTGCAGGTCTGCCCTTTTGCATTTGTATTCAGTGCAGAAACATCGACTATCTTTGTTGTTCCTCCTGATCCGTCTGAAACATTGACATAACTTGTTATAAGTTTTTTATCTCCGTCAAAAAGAGTTCTTGTTGTTACTGTATCGGCCATTTTATCTCCTTTTCAAAGGTGGGGTCATTACACCCCACCTCGAGTTAATTAATATTAGCTTACTGCTGCGCTAAATGGTGTTGCTGGTGTTCCAGTACATCCGGAATCAACAGATACTTTCCATTTACCTGAAGCAAGGACTGTACAAACAATCTTTGCATAAGTCACACCACCAGTTGTACTACCATTTAAAGTAATAGTGTCTGATGTTGCGGCTGTTTCAAAACCAACGGCGTTGTCGGATGAGTCATCAATAAATAATGCACTTCCAACCATTACGTCAGTTGCATTTGCAACTTGCACAACTAAGTCACCTGTCTTTGTAATATCTGCAAAAATTTCGATAGAAGCTCCGACGTTGCTTAGATTGTTTAAGTCTGGTCCTGGTCCTGCTACTGCAGAATCAGAATTTGCGTTTGTTGCTGGTAATGTATAAGTCACTGCACCTGCAGCAGAATTGTAAACAATTCTTCCTGCGTGATCTGCAACTGTCAAGCTGTCACTTGAATTTACTGTTATAACGTTACCGGGTCCTGTATTAAAAAAACCTTTTTTAGATACAACTGGACCTTGAAATGTGGTTGTTCCCATATTTTACCTCCGTAGTAAAAATACATACAGTCTCTACGTGCGTCTGCTAGGTCAGTCTGTATGATGTTGTTTTTCCTAGAAGGTTAAATATAAACCTTTTTATTTAGAGAGCAAGTCTATTTAAAAAATAAATGACTCTCATAGTCTTGATGTCTCCACCTTAATTTTGCTAAGATTCTTTTGATTCTCTCTTCAATAGATTTCATCTCAAGAGTTTCCTTACCAGAATTAATATACTGAGAATTCCACTGAGATTCGAGTTTAATTTTCTCAGCGATTAAAGACTGTGATACTGCGGCCATAATATATCTCCTTGTCAATATTATCCGCTTTTATTTTGTACATTAATTTCCCATAAAGTCAATGTATTTTCCCATAAAAAAAGGGGCCATAAGGCCCCTTTTAAAAGTATTTATAAAATTACTTATTATGCACCTGGTGAACCAAAGATACCTCTGAAGTCAGAGAAACCGAAAGAGTATCTCTCTCTTGCTTTGTATCTTACGTTACCGGTATCAAAATCACCTTCCATTGAAGTTTTGATTGGTGATCTTTCAAAGTATTTCATACCGTTAGGAACGTCAGTGATAATGAAGAAAGCATCAGTATCAGTTAAGTAGTTGTTAACTGCATATCCTTGTGGGATCATACCCATGCTCTTCATAGCATTGATATCATTATCTGCTGTTCCAACTCTGTTAGCAGACTTCATGATTCTTTCCGCAACGAACTGAAGCTCAGAAGGAATAATCATTTTTACTCCTTGTGCTGCAACTTTCAATCCTCTTTCATCTTTGAATGCTGCGATATCAATTAACGCTTGTTCAATAGATGTTTCAGAAAGGTCAGCGGAAGTTGATAACTCATTGCTGACAGTACCTGAGATAGTTGGGTGGTCAGTAGCACAAAGCTCCTTACCATCACCACCTGAAAAGCTAGAGTTAAAAGCTCTGTTAAGAACGTTAGCAGCTTTCACCTGTTTGGTGTTAGCCATTGAACGTGCTAGAGCTTTTGTGTATCTGCTTGACAGTCTATCATACAAGTTGTCTTCAATAGCTTCCTCAGTGATTGCGAAAGCTAGTGCAACAGTCTCATGCTGATATCTTGCTGTGTAAGTCTCTTGTGCGTTGTCAAAAACAACTGAAGAGCCTTCTGGTTTAACACTGGCATTACCAAAGCCACTTAACATTACTTCCTCTTCGAAAGCTCTGTCTGAAGTTTCTTTAGTAAAGATTTCCTCGTGTTGATTTTCATAACGATTGTATTCCAAGCCGAATAGTGCATTCAAACCTGGCTCTAACTCTTTAACGAGTTGATTACGTGATATAGCCATATTTAATTACTCCTATAATTCCTGCTTGAGCGTATGCTCGTTAATTGAAACGATATAGTTCACGTTAGCTGAACCTAAATCGCTGTTGTCGGGATCAGTTGATATACCGATGACTCTTAATTGGCCATCTGTTGCAGCTAAATCAGATACGTCTAATTCAACATTGGATGTTCCATTAATTGTTGAACCAGTAGCGTACACGATATCTGCTACTTTAAATATATCAGTTCTTGCTGAAGCACCGTCTCCCTGTACTTCAAATCTCTCGTATGGATCGTCATATACGAAAGCGTCAATATCACCAGAAGTGATATTTGTTTGTGTATAGTGGTTTCTAAATGTTGGTTTTCCAGTTGTTGGGTCTGTATAATTTACACCCCAGAACACACCAAGTAGTGCGTCCCCAGCAGCTGCCACATCAATAAAACCTGTGTTAGAGGCTTGTGGTATAACCGGGTCACCTTGAAAGATAGAAGACGCTTCGTTGTCTGCTATCTGGTATTCGGACATACCCTGGTTATCTGCGTTTTGTCCAACCTTACCAACAGGTTTTAAACCAAATGCACTGTCATTATTTGCCATTTGTATTTACTCCTTTGTTAGTTTAGTTGATGGTTCGGAATAACTAAAAGATTAGTTCTTCTTGGAGCCACCAAAAGTTACACGGCTTTGTCGATCTTGATTGATCGGCATCGCATTATGCTGTTCCTTCATAAGGTCGTTTTCAACTGCTTGTTCTCGATCAGCTACTTGTTGTTTAAAGTATTGTTCTCGAGACTGCGCGATCTCTTCCGGTATCCTAGCCAGCAGTAGGCCACCAACTCCGATTACCCCAGAATGTTTGCCGTCTTGTACAGAAGGGAAATCTCCTTCTGGATATTCATCGGCTCTCACCAAGTCCCATCCAGATCTCATTTTACCCATGATATTTTTAGTATCATCAACTCCCATACTTTCAGCTCTTATCCAACGGTGTCTAAATCCTGTTGGAGCAGGGGGTGCATCTAAAGATGATGGTGGAGTCCAAACTTTAGGTCGAGAGTCTTTCTCTCGAGTTTGACTCGCGCGGGAAGTTTTGTTTATTTTTGTTTCGTTTTCCATATGCTTATGCCTCCTTCGCGACTAATTGTTTCGCATATTCTTCAAGTGGCACACCTAATCGTTTAGCTATTGCGACCTGTGATGGTGTGAGTTTCACAGTTTTACGGCGTCCTACCATACCCGGACGTTTGGCTGATGCTACAGTTTGAGAAGGTTTCTCTTGTGTAGTATTTTCTGTTGTACCAAATTTTTGAGGAAATTCAAGTCTTATCCGTTTATCCACTTCTTGATAATACTCTTCACTAGAAGGATCATACCCTTCTTCCTCGGTTAGTTTTTTATGTATGTCAAATGCTGTATAAGTCATTGCACTATCAGTACCAAACCAAGTATTTTTAGATGCCCAAGCTTCTGCTTTAGGGTCCATTTCCTGTGCTGCTTGTTTCAACTGTGATGGATTAGCATATCCCTGTTGTTGAGGCACAGGTTGTTGTACTGGTTCTTCTTGTGTTTTTTGAGGTCTTGCTGATTTAACTTGATTTACCCTTGCGGCATCCATTGTTAAAGAAGATATCTCTGTTTGTGCTGCTATTTGAGCATCGACATCCTGTGCATCAATTGCTGTTTTCAACTTTATTTTAGCTGCTTCAAGATTAGATTTAACTCTATTTTCAAATTCAGAAACATAATTAGTATCTAAATTTTGATATTTATCTTGTAGTTGTTTTTGTTGATTTGTGACAGTTTGTGCATAGGCAATCGCTTCTTCTTTCTGACGTTCCGCTTCACGCATTTTACGTGTTAGTTTTGCAATTCTTTTCTTAACACCTTCACTATATTGTTCAAGTTCTTCTTTCTGTGGTGCTTCTTCTTTTGTTTCTTCTTCTTTTGTTTCTTCCCCCGAATCGGTTGTTTCTTCAACCTGTAATTCTTCTTTTTGTTCTTGAACAGAATTATCTTTATCTAAATCTATTTCTGCTCCTTCTGTTTCGCCGACGTCAACCATCGGTTCTTCTTTTCTTAGTTCTTCGGGCATAGTTTTCTCCTATGTTTATATGTGATGTAGAATATCTTCAGGGTTACTGATTGTTCCTAAGACTTCATCATCGTTTAGTAATCGCACTTCTCCACCTTCAATCGGGAGCCGTGATCCGGCGTATCGAGCAAAAATTACCCAATCACCTTTTTTGCACCAAGGACCTGTATAGAACTTTTCTTCATCCTTGTAGGCCAATGGTCCAACCTTGATAACATAACCGCAGTTCGTGGCTATGCGTAATTTGTCTAATGATTCTTGAGCTATAATAATACCGCCTTTGGTTTTGTCTTTAGGTTCAAAAGGTAATACTAGTATTCTCCAACCAGAAGGGTTGGGCAGCTTTTCTAATAATTCTTCAGAAAGGTTTTCCGCTCTGACTTTTTTCTTATCTTCTTCGACTTGTTTTTTATTTTCTTCTTTGTATTTCTCTTGTAATGCGTGTTTTACATCATTCATCGTTTTGCTCCTTATTTTCTAGCAGGTTAGAGATTTCCTGTAACGTTTGTTCAAGTCCTTGAACTTTTCCCACAAGATATTGATATTTTTCAAGACTGTCAACACCAGACATAACAGTATCTTTGCAGTCCTCAATTGATTGTTTTAAATATCTCTGTAGCTTATAAACTACATTAAATTCTTCCATTATTTTTCCTTTCGTATATTTTTATACCATGAATGATCCGAAAACGGAAGCTGAAGATTTAACAGTTATTGTTGATTTTGATTTTGAATTACCAACGATTCATTAATATTCGTTGTAATTTTTAATAAGAAATTCTTCCATCCAAGCCATCTTTTCATCAATCGCTTGAATTTGTACTTTTATAACAGCTAGATCTTGTTGCATTTTTGCAACACTGTCTGCTTTAACTTCTACTGCATTTAAACGTTCTGACCACATACCCCATGTCATGGCTAATGTTCCAAATAACACTAAATAAGGTAATACTGTTTTAATTTCTAGTTTCATTTTGTTTTAGCACTCATATTACTTAAAGGGTTATTTAAAGCCTTATTAATTTGTAAGTCAAGACTTTCTTCAATGAGCTTTAACTCATCAAATACTTCTCTTGTATCTTCTTTTTGTCTATCTTCCACGTCATTTACAATTTCAGTTATGTGTCGAATATCATTAGCTTGTTGACGTAAATCAGCCTTCATATCTGAACGCATATCACGTGCCACATCACTGATTATGGTAATTTCGTCCAATATTATATCTAGTTCTGATTTTAAA